GTGCTGTACGTTGGGGCGATACTGTACGTGTACGTTATGCCGTAGGTAAGCCACACCCTGTACATGGCTCGTCGCCGTACCTTCAAGCGATTCGTATCGTTGAGAAAGGTGAGAACGAAGTCAATGATGACGAATTCTGAGGCAGAGTTCATCGGGCACCAGTCGTGCCCACATTGTGGATCGTCGGATGCTCTGGCGGTCTATGATGATGGGCATGGTTACTGTTTTAGTTGTACCACCTATGTCAAAGAGGTAGATAACGTGGAAAATACAGCAACAGTTGTTAGTTATAATCGTCCTGCAGAAATGTTTGGACAACCTATGGCTATCACTGAACGTCGTATCTCATTAGATACGGTTAAGAAGTATGGAGTGACGATTGAGAACGCACCTAACAGTCGTGAACCAGTTCGCCAACATTACCCATACTATGACAATCATGGGCACTTCATTGGCACCAAGAGTCGCACAATCGCAGACAAGCGATTCAGTACTAGCGGTGACATGAAGAACAATGTCTTGTTTGGCCAACAGTTGTTTAAGAACGAAGGACGATTTGTAACAGTCGTTGAAGGAGAGTTAGATGCACTTGCGGCATATGAAATGCTTGGCTCGAAGTACCCTGTCGTCTCTGTATCGAAAGGCGCAGCAGGGGCAGTCAAAGACTTTAAAGCTAATCTTGAGTGGCTCGAGGGCTTTGAGAACGTTGTCATTTGTTTCGACAATGATTCGGCAGGTCGAGAAGCGGCTGAAAAGTGCGCCCAGATACTATCGCCGAACAAGGCTCGCATCGTCACGCTAGGGGCATTCAAGGACGCCTCAGATTACCTTACTAACAACAAGGTGCGTGACTTCACCAGTGAGTGGTGGGAAGCTAAGACCTATCGCATGACTGGCATTGTGACACTTGAGGATGCTTGGGAAGACTTTGTCAAGCGTGGTACTGAGGAGATCATTCCTTTCCCTGAATCATTCGGTATGTTAAACCATATGCTCAACGGTGGTATAGCAGCAGGTGAAATTACTGTCTTGGGTGCTCTCACATCCATCGGTAAGACTACGTTAGTTAATGAGATTGTTCATCACTTATGGAAGAACACTAGTAAGAACATTGGTTGTGCATTCTTGGAGGCATCAAAAGGTGAAGCAGTTGAAAACTTGCTTACGATTCATACGGGACATAATCTCTCCTTGGAGGATCGCCGTAATATTGACTTTGATAAGCTTCACACTGACATTATTTCTGACGGTCGTATCCTTTTACTCGATCATCAAGGCGCAGTAGATAGCGACGAGTTATTTATCAAGCTACGTGCAATGGTGAAAGGTAGTGGCTGTGAAGTAATCGTCATTGATCCTCTACAGGCAGCAGTAACGGCTAACAACAATGAGACCATCGATGACTTCATGGATCGCCTGTTGAAGTTAGCTAAGGAGACCAATGTTAGTATCATCGTGGTATCACATATGCGTAAGCCATCGATGACTAATCCTCACAATGTCAACGAGTATGATTTGAAAGGCTCTGGCTCAATCAACCAGATCGCATTCAACACCATCTTGTTGTCTCGTGATAAGATGTCAGATGATGAGTACACTCGCAACAGTACAATGGTGCAGGTAGTTAAATGCCGACGCACTGGCATGACTGGTATGGCAGGGTGGCTGTACTACAACAATCTTACTGGTCGTCTTGAGCGTGGTGAAGCCCCTGAGCAACACGCAGCGGCTCAAGAAGATGAGTTCTAAGAATGCAAGGAGAGCGTTGTATGTTAATGGAGTAAAAGCAATCATGGGTGATAAATGTCATGACTGTGGGTATGATAAACATTGGGAGATACTTGAGTTTCACCATGTCATACCTCGGCAGCTCTCTGGCAGACCACCTATGAATTATGTGAAAGATTGGTCGTGGGAACGTTGTCGTGATGAGATACTAGAACATTGCGTCCTTCTCTGCCCAAACTGTCACAAAGAGCGTCACCTATTAGAAGATAATGATAGCTTAAGGTTTACGAATGAAACTGATTTTTGACATAGAAACTGATGGACTAGATGCCGGAGTAATCTGGGTAGTCTCTGCCATACGTGAGGATGGTCAAAAGTTCACAATTGAAATGCCTACAGGGGATGACTTCAATGCAATGCTTACAGGCATTACTGAGGTAATTGGTCACAACATCATTGCATTCGACATTCCTGTCGTTGAACGACTTTTAGGTGTTTCCTTTGACAACATTAAGATCACTGACACGCTTGTGTTGAGTCGGTTGTATAACCCAAGTCTCGAAGGTGGTCATTCACTAGGTAAATGGGGAGAGCGTTTGAACTTTCCCAAAGGAGATTATGATGATTGGACTAGGCTTACGCCTGAGATGGTGGGATACTGTCAGCAAGATGTGCGGGTTACTCAACGACTTGACGAACTTCTCATGGGAAAGCTTGAGGAATTTGGAAGTGAAAGCATTGACCTTGAGCACAACGTACAGAGCGAGATTGTTAAACAAATCGATAACGGGTGGCTCCTCGACCAACGACGAGCATTCGATCTACTAGCAGAATTACAGGAGAAAAAGAATGATCTTGAAGAAATGGTACTACGGGTGTTTAAACCCCTTCCGACCTTTGTTAAACAAATTTTTCCCAAGTATAAAAAAGACGGGAACCTATCTACAGTCGGACTTAAGTTTCTTGGAGAGATGTGGGTTTGCGTTGGTGGTCCTTTTAGCCGTGTGGATTTTCCTGAGTTCAATCTGGGCAGTCGGAAGCAAATCGGAAGATACCTTCAATACTTTGGTTGGAAGCCAGACAAGTTCACAGAAACAGGACAACCAATAGTAGACGAGAAGGTCTTAGAGAACGTTACAGACATTCCAGAAGCACAGCTAATCGCTGAGTACCTACTGGTACAGAAACGTATTGCTCAGGTGCAGTCTTGGGTAGATGCTGTGGGAGCTGATGATCGTGTTCATGGTCAAGTGAATGCAATCGGCGCTGTAACGGGACGTATGACGCATAGTAGCCCTAATATGGCACAGGTACCTGCAGTGTACTCTCCATACGGAAAGCAGTGCAGAAGCTGTTGGGTGGTGTCTGAAGGGTACAAATTAGTAGGCGTGGACGCCTCTGGACTAGAGCTACGGATGCTCGCACATTACATGGGTGATCAGGAGTACACAAATGAAATCCTCAACGGAGATATTCATTCTGCGAATCAAAATGCTGCAGGACTCGCTACACGAGATGAAGCAAAAACATTCATTTACGCCTTCTTGTACGGAGCAGGAGATGCAAAGATTGGTTCAATTGTGGGAGGTAGCTCTACAATTGGAAAACGACTTAAGGATAAATTCCTCGAAAATACTCCGGCTCTTGCAGAGCTTAGAGAGCGAGTCACAACCGCAGCAGCCAGAGGCTACTTATGCGGGCTTGATGGACGACGTCTTTGGATAAGATCAGACCACGCTGCCCTAAACACTCTACTGCAAGCAGCAGGTGCTGTGGTCATGAAGAAGGCTCTGGTGATTTTTAGTGAGTTTGCAGATAAGTGGGGACTAACCTATCGCATGGTAGGTAATATCCACGACGAGGTACAGATGGAAGTACTGGACAAAGACGCTGAGAATGCAGGTTACCTGATGGTAGAATCAATAAAAGCCGCAGGTGTTGCCTTCGATATGCGCTGTCCATTGGACGGAGAGTACAAAATAGGTATGTCTTGGGCAGATACACATTGATATGTTAGACATAGTATGTTATACTAATGTTTTACACAGGAATTAATAATGACAAAATCTATTTATACATTGGTAGATGATATTTATGACCTAATGGAGAACCGTAATACTCCTAAGGACGTAGATGTTGATGCCGAGATCGAACGCTTTGGTGAAGCGATGAAGGACTTGATGAAGAAAGAATTCAAGCCTACCAAAGCATACCAAGGTGGCAACCTACGACTCAGTGCAATTGGTAAGCCTGATCGTGAGTTGTGGTACTCGATCAACAAATACAGCAAAGAGAAACTAAAGCCACATAACTACATCAAGTTCATGTATGGTCATATGATCGAAGAGATGTTGCTTCTGTTTACTCGTCTTGCAGGTCACAAGGTTGAAGATGAGCAGAAGGTCTGTCACGTTGAAGGCGTGAAGGGTCACATGGATGCTCGTGTAGATGGTCGTCTCATTGACGTTAAGTCTACTTCATCTTACGGCTTCAAGAAGTTCAAGGATGGTACATTGGCATTCGATGACCCATTCGGCTACATTGCACAGATCAAAGCTTACGCACACTCAGAGGGTGATGATAAGTTTGGTTGGTTAGCTATTGACAAACAGAACGGTACGTTGACCTACTTAGAATACGATCAGACTGATGAGCAAGCCGATGTCTATCCTTTCATTAGCTACGACATTGCACAGCGAGTACGTGACGTAAAAAAGGTCGTAGAGCAGCCAGAACCGCCGAGCTTATGTTACGACTCCGTGCCCGATGGCAAATCTGGAAACGAAAAGTTAAGTACTGGTTGTTCTTATTGCGGCTACAAAAAACATTGTTATCCAGACTTAAGGGTATTCTTGTATTCCACTGGACCAAGATTTTTAAGTAAGGTTACTAACGAACCTAAAGTACCAGAGATTGAACTATCATGATTACAACAGCAGAACTTATGGTCTTCAGAACTATGGAAGGTACACTAACGTATCGTGAAGTAGTTCGTGATGAGGAAGGTGATATTGTTGGCGTTAGTGCTCACGATGTGTGCCCAATGGGTAATACACTTGAGGAACTTACGGCAGATCTAATGCTCTTCGCAGCAGCCCTTGAGCGTCCTTACCTTTCTGAGGAAGACCTTGAGTATGAAGACGGTGCATTTGATATTCCTGTCGTAACTTCAGAGGGTGGAGACAATGTTCACTGATGAATGTCTGAAGTACGTTGACGTTGAAACTCTCTGTGATGTTCTTGAGATCGATGTTGAGGACATTCTGAATCGTTTTCAAGATCGGATTGATGATCACCTAGAGGAGCTTAAGGAGTTGTTTGACAATGAATAGGTTTACTCTACAGAGAATGATGATGACTCGACCTAAAGATTTGTCATTACTTCTGAAGAAAAGTAAACATAAACGTCTCAACCTAGATGAGTTCTATGAGATGTCAAGATGGGGAATAGGATATTGGAAAAGGAACTAACATATAAAGAAGTCTGCGAGGCAGTAGCTAAACGCAACCAAGCTAATCGTGAAGCACGACAAACACAAGTAGGTGGTGATCACTACTCTAAAATGAACATTCAACCTATTGACTTTATCACCCAAAACAACTTATCATTCATTCAAGGAAACATTATCAAGTACATCTGTCGTTACAAGGATAAGAACGGTCTTCAGGATCTTAAGAAGGCACAGCACTACATGAATATGCTTCTGGAGATTGAATATGGAGTGGGTCAACGCAAGTCTG